ACCTATTGCGATATCATATTGCGATTGTAGTCGTTCGTTTTCTTTAGCAACAGCTTCGGCAAATTTCTCAAGAGGCATTTCAAGTTTGTTACTCATTTTCGTCATCTCCAGTATGAATGGTAAGTGTTGCTTCTCTCAGTCTATATCCACGATCATGCCAAGCCTGGATTTTCCTTGAGATATCTTTATCGTCATAGGTTGATCGGCATTGGCGTATCCATGATTCCATCGAAGTCACACCAAAGGTATGATGAGCATAATACCCTTTAGTGTGTGGGCAGTATATCACAAATCCTTTGATGTGAGTTGTCATCATGATACCTTCAGTTTCTTGAACTTGTCTTTGTTAGAATAAGAGTTGTTTGTGGTGATTTGATCCGATTGCCCAGAATCCATGATATCGATCTGTGCTGATTGTTCTACATCATACAGTCTCATCTTCGCTCTGTCAACCCCCACCACAAATCTTTTGTTGCTTGTTGGATCGTTGTAACGGTTCTTTAACTGCTTAATCATAATCTGCCCAAGCTTTTCCAATGTCGCATTGGTCATCAAGGCAAACATCAAGTCTGCGGTGGCCGGGAGCCCGAAGGACTCTGAGGTGTCTGTGAGTTCGACATCTGAGCTGGCAAATCCGCTTCTGGTTGTTTGTGTTGCACTGAGTACTGGTACGTTGAATTCCACTGCCAGCCCTCGTAGCTCTTCCGCGATTGACTTGATGAGCGTGTAAGAGTTGACATTCGATCCAGCTTTAATGCGAGAAGAACAGCAAATGTTAAGATAATCGATGTAGATAATATCAGGAACAAAGTTTCGTTTAAGTCTAAGCTCATTCAACAGACTCCTAAAGTGGTTGTATCCGGCCGCAGCGGTTGGATATTCTTTGATGATTAACTTACCATGTGCTTTCGCCTTCGCAGTACTCATCTTCTTGTCATACATATCTTTCGATAGCTTCTCAAGGTCATGGATATCAACATTGAGAAGATTGGCATCGATACGTTCTGCAATCTTCTCTTCTGACATTTCCATTGTTATATAGAGTACGTTCAAACCAGCAGAGATGTTAGCCGCAGCACAGTGACACATGAACAAAGATTTACCGACACCAGTGCCAGCAAGAGCGATGTTCAGAGTTTTCTTAGGCAAACCACCCTTGGTGATCTTGTTGAAGAAATCAAGGTCAAAGGGCACACGCTCTTCAACGCGATGATAGAAATCGAAACGCTCATCTGAGTTTTCGAAGTAGTCATGCCCAATGTTAGGATCAAACGATACAGCCAAAGCTTCTGTAAGCAAAGACGGTATAGCACCCTTCTGTAAAGCATTATCTTTGTTGTTCATAATATCAATAGCCCTCATCATGGCCTGGTAGATTGCTTTCTCTTGACAAAAGTTCTCAGTGCTATCAATCAGCCATTGCTCATTAACTTCAGCTTGAATATTGAAAGAAGCTAGGGCGCTTTTACACGCCCTAGCCTCATCTTCTGTGACACCATTCATGGCGTCGATTTCAATTGTCAATGCTTCAATGGTTGGGCGCTGATTGTACTTGCTTACAAACTTGTCAATTTGTTTGAAGAGGATCTTGTCCTCTCCGTTGAAGTATTCATCTTTGATGAATGGAAGGGCCTTTCGGTGATAGTCTTCGTTGGCTATCAGGTTCCTCAGAATAGTTTTCTCCAGCGACATCATCTTTTCCCTCCAGCGTTTCTAAAATTAAATGATTGAGTATGATACCGATATGTTCAGTAAATCTCTTATCATTCCTTAATGCAGTTTCGATATGATCTCCCATCTCAAGGAGTTCATAGATGAACTGAAGAACAGCCTCACCATCTTCCTTCTCTTTCACACCAATCTTCACATAACGATATATAACATTTTTATAAGGGCCTGTCAAGACCTCAATTGGTATCGTGTCGCCAACTTCACCTGGCTTATGCAAGTCATCACGAAACCTATAGTCTTTACCTATATCAAGCATCTTCTTCCTCCACAGTTGTTACATTTGACTTACCATACAAGAACTCACCCTTGCAGGCCTCGTCAATCTGATCGAGGACTTCTTTAGTGAAATACTTTTCAGGATTCTTTTCAATCACCGATTCAAATACCTTATCACCATTAGGCATTTCGAATCGAGTTGACACCTTCTTGAAGATGCCGAACTTCTCAGCAAGGTCAATCAACCCATAGTAAGGATCGAGACCATCTGCATAGTTTAGCAGGGTTTCAACCTTCTTGTTCTCAATAGTGAGGCGAGCCTTCTTCAAGTTAGCCGTGATGATAGCACCAGTGATAGAGTTATCAGACTTATCTTTGTCTTTCTTCTTTGAGAGGAAAACAATAGACGAAGCTGCATATTCAAGCCCAGAACCACCACCCATCTTCTTCATAGGCACATACGAACCAATCACATCATACACATGGTTGGTCACAATCAATGGCACGTTCGCTTTACCTAACTTGAGAGTAAGTACACGGAAGGCGCCACGAATTAATTGTGAACGGGTCATGTCACGAGTGTCTTTACCTTCTGCGATATCGGACATCTCTTTCTCAGTTGAGAGATTTCCGAGCGAGTCAAGCACAAACATCATTGGCAATCTATCACCATGCTTTTGCTCAAGGTACTTGTCGAGAATTTTCACGGCCTGTGTGCGAAACTCCTGAATGGTAGCAACAGGCATGATAGCGATACGCTTAACATCAACACCACGATCTTGCAGCATTGACTTTGAGATAGCCGATTCAGATTCAAAGTAGAACACGAAAGCTTTCTCATTGTCACGCAAGAACTGGCGAACCATGTTCATTGCATAGAAGGTCTTACCTGTCGAAGGTTCACCTGCTAGTGCAGTAACTTTGTTACCAGGTAATCCACCGTAGATGGATCCAGAAAGTAGAGCATTGAGACTATAACTACCAGTTCCAATAAAACTAGTAACGTCGCCAGCCTCCACGCCATCGTCAACAATCCCAGCATACTCATTGCCCGTTTCTTTCATTAGTGATGCGAATATATCTGTCATAAGTTTCTCCTTATTGTCCCATTCTTACAATGTCGTTCTCTTCGGTGATCTCACCGCACTGAACTTCTATGATAACTAACGGGATGTTTGATATGTTGGTGATTTTATGTACTGACAAAGGTTTCACTACAAAGGTATCACCTTGTTTTACCCTAAACTTCTTATCATCAAGAATGACCTCACCAGCACCTTGTGTGATGGCCCATGTCTCTGACCTATGTATGTGATATTGAAGACTGATAGACTTGTCAGGTTCGATGGTCAGCTTCTTTACTTTATACCAACGCCCTTCTTCGATAACTTCCCAGTTTCCCCATGGTCGTTCACATGTTTCTCTCATGAAAAGAATGCCTCCAAGCTACTCACTTCTTCTGTCTTCCAACCAATGCTGTCCAAGACGATCTTCAAAGGTTCGACAAAAGACTTTTCATATTGAGTATTATAGTCGATATACTTATGGATGTCAAGCTCTTTTGGTATTTCATTGGGGAAAGAAACGATGTTAGATTGGATCGTGTTTGGTTCTTTGAGATAGATGAACTTGATCTTCTCGCCTTCCTTGATAAGCTCATACTTTTTTTCAAGCTTGTGTTTTCTCAGCAAGTTATTGTAGACGAGAGAACCACGAACATGGATTGGAGTACCTTTCTCAAAGATAGATCCGTTCTTACCACCATAGGTCTTCAATCCATTCACACCGCGAGGGAATGCAATGTTGACAGGATCCTGTTTCTTGAATTCTTGGCGAAACTCATCGATGAACTTGATGACTGCGGCCTGATCTTTGTTGAAGATGATATCAATAGCCTCCCACAACTTCTCTTTACAAGCAGCAGGAGTTGATGACTTAATCATCTCAAGACCCATGACCTTCAGCTTCGGCTTTGCATACTGGACTCCTTCGTTGTTATGCACACGAAGGATATATCTCTTCTTTGCAGTCCAGATACCTTTATCACACAAAGCTTCACGCTTCATCATCATCTTTTGGGCAAAAGCGTTAGTGTAAGTAGCAAGCTCTCCGTAAGATTTATCAATAAACGGTTGAATCTTAGCCTCACAGATTTTATCCATGAAGGCGATGACTTCATCTGTTGTACAAGAAGGATTCGTTTCTTTAATAGTTTTACTGACCAATTTATCAAGTGAAAGGTAGATTGAGTCCGTATCGCTTGCAATAACATAGTCTTCACCTTTAGTTTGTAGAATCTTGTTCATGTAGACGTTTAGTTTGTTTTCAATCCAGCGAATCGAAAGCTGGCCCGCAGTAGTGATACCAGAAGCTTGACGAATATCAAAGAAGCGGAAGTACTCATTACCCAAAGCACCGTAAGCTGAGTTCAGGCAAACCTTCTTAGCAAGCTGCAAGTTATTGTATCTTGCAATTCTCTTTTCAATTTCAAATCTAGCATCAGGGTCGCTTACTAGTTCAAGTTCTTTCTTGGCCGTAATAGCTTTCTTCTTGTAGACTGTACGGTCATTGTACATAGTCTCCATCATTTCAGGAAGAAAACCTTGCTTGTTTGTGCGAAAGAACTGCCCGTTAGGTGTTAGGGTGTGGCCAGCCAACCCATCTGTAGAAATAGACTGCCCAAGAAGGCTGTCAACATCAACATTACAAAGAAGGATATTGCGATGAGCATCTTCATAATCTTTTGGCTCCAATAGTGTTTCAGGTGAGATATTATATTGCATGATAAGATGCGGATACAGGCTGTTCAAATCGAATGAAGCAACCCAGTGATGAAGCCCAATGATAGGGTCTTTCACATATGCACCAACATAGGCCTCAGACTTGCTATGTTGTGTGATAGGCGGAAGAACCACATTACGCACTCGCAGATGATTATAGATGAGAGCATCCCACATACGAACCTGTGCGAACACATCATCATAGTTGGTCTTACTATCATACGCGAGAGTAAGGGCCAGCTCAATCAGTTTCAACTTATCATCAAGTCGTTCAATCAGTTCAACGTCCTTGATATTGTACTC